TTGAGCAGGCAGGTGAAGTAGCACAAAAGGTGTTCCAAGATTCCCAACAGTTTGCTTCTACTATGAGGCAGATTGCTGAGAACCAGCCTGAGATCATGGATCAATTCCTGATGGCTTATGAATTGACCGATGGTGCTATTGATACCATTGTCAAGATGAATAAGTACATCCACGGGATGACTACTGATCTGGGTAAAGGTATTCTTAACCTGACTCCCGAAGTAGAGAACAAGCTTATTGCTGGTGTGTGGTCTAACATTTACAACAGTGTTCTGTCTGCATTTGTTACCCCTATCCAAGCACTGGTGGGTAACTTTGGTGGAATTATTTCACAACCAATTTCTCACTTTGCTGGTGCGGTAATGTCTAAGGATTTGCAAGCTATTCAACGTGGTTGGATTGCTTACAGCTCTTTAAACGATACTTTGCAAAAGGCTATGCCTTACGCAGGTTCCTTGTTTATGAAGGCATCTAAAGACCCTAACTCTGTCCGTGGTGGTACTCGTCTTGACTTGCTGATGCAAGGTGAAAAAGAACTAGAGTTCCTCCGTAAAGCAGCAGATACCCAAGCAGCAGCAGGTAATGACGGTTTGTCCTATCTGGTCAACCAAATTGAGATGCTGAATGACCTGGGTAAAGATCCGGTGTTCCGCTTCGGTCCTAATGCAATGACGGCATTGGACGGTTTTACTGGTGTGTTTAACGCAGCAGCAGAAGCTCGCTTCCGTGCTATGGATGAACTGGTTGCATCTGGTCAAGCAGTCAATAAGAAGAGCGTTCAACCTCTTGCGGAGAAGTACTACGCAGAGATGTTTGATGAAAGTGGAATGCTTAAGGATGATGCTGTCAAGTACGCTACTAGCGAAATGGCACTTAACCTTGACAGCCGACTTGCTTCTAATGTTTCTAGTTTGGTACAACACGTCCCTGGTATGCGTCCATTCCTCATGTTCCCTACAACGGGTATGAACATGATTGACATGGCTGGTAAATACAATCCTTTGCTTACTCCTTTCCAAAAGGATGTTAATGAACTTGCTTACGTTAAACTCGAAGATCTAATGTCTCAGCCTGGTAGGGTTGATGAGTTACTTCGTGCACGTAACATTGACATTAGTGAGATGGATGTTACTGCTAAACTCAACCGTATTGCTGATCTCAAGTACACTACTCGTGGACGTAAGGCAATGGGTGCCCTAGCTACTACCAGTGCTATTGGTCTGTATATGAATGGACGGTTACGTGGTGATGGTCTTTACGACAGAGAAGCGCAACGTTCACGTGAAAAGCAATCTAACTGGAAGAAACGTACCTACATGGGTCTTGACGGTAAGTGGCATTCTTATGCATGGCTTGGACCGTTGGCAGACTGGGTAGCCTTTGTGGCAAACGTTGGCGACAACTTTGACATGCTTGGCTCTACCTACACTGAACATTTCCTAGCTAAAGCTTCATTTGTTTTTGGTGCAGCTATCACTGACCGGACAGGTTTGTCTACAATCAAACCACTCACTGACATGCTTAGCCAAAACGAAGGTGCTATGACCCGTTGGGGTGCTGGTTTCCTTAACAGCCTTGGACCTCTTTCAGGTCAACGTGCTGAGTGGGGACGTATCTTTAGCGAAGGTCTGCTGGAAGTAGATAATGAGTTCTTCTCAATTCTTGGTAATCGTAACAAGTTCCTACCTACCTCTAACCCTGACAACCGTGCTCCTTACGTTTACAGTCCTGTGACTGGTAAGAAAGCTAATGGCTATGGGTTTATGCAGCGTGTCTGGAATGCTTACAGTCCTTTGCAAATTCATTCCGAACAATCTCCTGAGGAGAAGTTTTTGGAAGAGTTTGAGTTTGATGTTAACACCACATTCCGTACTAAGGATGGTGTACGTCTGACTGCTAACGAGCGTTCTGCACTCTTCAAACTGATGGGTGAGCAAGGTCATTTCCGAGCTTCTATCAATGAGATTATGAGGGACGCTAAGGATTGGCAAAGTATCTCACGTATGCGTAAGATGCGCCGTGTTGGTGTACCGTCTGAAGAAGCCGATCTCCGTAAATGGGACCAAATCCATATTCGTTTAAGTCAAGCTCGCCGTGATGCGGAAGAGTTTGCTTACGCTGAAATGGATCAGGACATGTACGCTGAGATTGAACGTCGTCAAATTGAAAAACAACTTGTTGAAGAAGCCAACATTGCTGGCGAAGCTCTTGATCCCGCCCTTAACATCCGTAAGTAACCAATTATGGCAACAACTGAAAACCTTGTATTTGGAGATGGTGGGGATACTTATTCCTTTTCATTTCCATACCTTAAAACTGAAGATGTTCGTGTAGAGTTACAGGAATTTGATGCGTCTCAACCAGTAGGAAGTCAAGTTATTTCCACAGATATTACGGCAACTTTTACTATTCCTGTAGGTAATCCTACAACAATTACTTTTGATGCTATTGGTGTAGATACTGTTTATCAGACTGCACCTGATGGGGACGTTAGAATTACTTCAACCAATGGTTATCCTGTAAGGATTCGTATTTATCGGTCTACCCAAGCTGATGCGACTCCTTCTACGTTCTTTGCGGGTTCCGCCATTCGAGCACAGGATTTGAATAATAACTTTGATCAGATCCTGTATATCATGCAGGAGAACGAGAATGAATTGATTTCCATTCAAAGTGGTGGTATTAGTACTAATTCTATTTCAACTTCTGCTATTCAAAATGATGCAGTAGATTCTAATAAACTACGTGATAGTGTTAGTACTGATGGTGATCGAGCTGTAACGACTAATCATATCCGTGATAATGCTATTACTACGGCTAAGATTGCTAATGATGCTGTCACAGCTGCTAAATTAGCAAATGATGCTGTAGATACTGCAGCTATTGTAGATGGTAATGTAACAACTGTTAAGATTAATGATCTTGCTGTCACTACCGCTAAACTAAATGATTCTAGTGTTACCACCATTAAATTAGATGACTCTAGTGTCACCACCGCTAAACTAGACGATTCTAGTGTCACCACTGTTAAACTAGACGATTCTAGTGTTACCACCGCTAAACTGAATGATTCTAGTGTCACCACCGCTAAACTAGATGATTCTAGTATCACCTCCGCTAAGATTGCTGATGGCACTATTGTTAACGCTGATGTCAACGCTAGTGCTGCTATTGCTGGAACTAAGGTTTCTCCAAATTTTGGTAGTCAAAATGTAGTAACTACTGGTGATGTGTCTGGAGATAACATTACTGCCACGGGTGATATTACTGCTACTGGTGATTTATCTGGTGTTGACATTACTGCTACGGGTGATGCAACTGTTGGAAGCCTCAACGGTGGTCAGCTGGCTGGGTTTAGGAACATCCTGATCAACGGCAACCTGACGATTAACCAGCGAGGGGTTGATGTTGCCGCTGTTGCAACTGGTAGCTATGGGCAGGACCGCTGGAAGAAGACTGCTGGCGGGATGACGCAGATTATTGAGGAGGGTAACTTCGAACCTGGTGCTACCTACACTTTGTCTGGAACGGGCATCACAACACAGCAGCTAACAGCTCCAGCGAGCGGCAACTGGACACTGCCTGATGTTCCTGTCACTGCGCGGAAAATCCAGCTGGAGCTGGGCACAGTCGCCACACCGTTTGAACGCAGGGACTACGGTCAAGAACTGGCTTTGTGTCAGAGGTATTATCAAATAATTACTGCGTTACGGCTTGTTGCCTATACAACTGCTGGTGGACAAGTTTCTGTTCCAGTGGGGTATATGACTACAATGCGTACAGTTCCAACCACTACCACCACTGTTTTTGTACTAACCAACGTTGCAGGTGGAACTGTCTACCCAGTAAACATGAATACAAGCGGCGGCAGTATCAGCATTTACGCTGTAGCAACTGGAGGCGTAGCTGCAACTGATGGCTCTTATCTACTAGATGCTGAGCTGTAACTTATGACCACAACCATAACTAACGCCATGTACCAACTAACCCAAGGAGACACCATCCTCCGCACTGCGGATAACGCCTTCATCCCCAAGTATCCCGATAACCGCGACTATGCCGCTTATCTGGCTTGGCTGGAGGAAGGCAACACACCTGAACCTGCCCCTGAACTACCAACTCCATCAGTGCTTACCACTGAAGATAAGCTTAACGCTGCTGGTCTTACTGTAGCAGAACTTAAAGAACTATTTGGACTTACTTAATTATGCTTGTACAAGACATCGCGGGTCTTTATATCCCGCAACACGATTACGTCACCATGACTTATGTTGCTTCGGGTAACGGTGTTGGCGAGATCGAAACAATTACATACAAACAAGGTGGAGCCAGTGGAACGACGGTTGCCGTCATGACTCTTGGTTACAACGCTGACAACAAACTTGCTACTGTTACTAAGGTGTAATTATGGGAGTTAAGTATAACCCCTTTGCGGGTAACCTAGATATTGTCGATAGTCCAAGCGGGGACTTTAGTGACATTGATATTAGTGGAGACCTAAGCCTTGGTACGGGTACTCCTACAACTACGTTGCAGGCTGTTACACCGACTGCAAACCGCACGATTAGCTTCCCTGATGCCACGGGTACTGTTGCGCTTGTTGACGGTGCTGACGGCACGGTTCAGTACAACGAAGCTGGTGTCCTGAAGGGTAATGGTGACTTTACTGTTGACCCTGATTGGAATGATGCAGCGGTCACCTTTACTGGGTTGAAGCTGAATGTAACAAATACGGCGAGTGCTAACGGTAGCAACCTGCTGGATCTGCAGGTGGGTGGTACGAGTCAGTTTACTGTTTCATATGGCCAAGGCGCAATAACTTTTGGCAGCAGTAGTAAATACGTAATCGGAAGAGATCCAGCTACTGGTATTCTTGATTTCTCGGGAACACAGCCCAATTTTGTAGGATATTTATTCAGGGCAACCGCCGGAGCTATTTTTGAGCTTAAGCCAACTCGTGTAATTAACATTGCATCAGGGCTCACGGTTGCCACACTCCCCGCATCTCCTGTTGTTGGTGACATTGCTCGCGTCACTGACGGCGATTCAGGACTCACATTCGGCAACACTGTTGTTAATACAGGGGCAGGTGCCACCCCGTACCTTTGCTGGTACAACGGCACTAACTGGACCGTCATCGGAGCTTAATCACCATGGACACTCTTTCTCTCACACTGACCAACACCCGCGTTATTGACGGGTTGATCTTTGCCGCTAACTCTGCTGGCAAAACTCCTGAAGCTTATGCTGAATGGCTGCTGACCCAAGACGGTCACCGCTATGCCGATGCCAACAAGTACGGCATCCTCACAAGTGCTGCCTTCTTTGCTCGCTTCACTCCAACTGAATATACTGGTGTTCTTGCTGCTTCTGCCAACACGGTAGAAGTCCCAGAACCGATCGGTGGTGTTCCCACTGCCGAAGAACAGCAGGCGTACGACGATGCAGTGCTTGCTTACTCCGTTCTGGAGAATCCTACTGATGAAGAAACTGCTACGTATGAAGCTGCAGTAGCTGCTTATCAAGCTGCAAGCACGGCTGAAAACCAAGCTGAGGTTGATGCAGCTGAACTGCAAAACAGCCAAGCCGCTGAAGTCAAAGCACTGCTCGATCAACTTACTGCTGAAGAACGTGTAAGCCTGGATGACCAACGTGTTACCGATGGTCTTGCACTGCTGGTAAGCCGTGGGTTGCTTGGTGCTGAACGTCCCGCTGAAATCACTGCTTATGAGCGTCCCTTTGCCGGGGGTGTGTGATGACTCTTGTTATACAGTCAGGCTGGAACGGTCTGACCGACCCTGATGCAGTATCGTATGTCGCGGCTGTAGAAGCCGCTGACGGCGAAGAGCTGGAACATGGTGTAGCCAAGGCGATCAATGATTTTGTCCTTGGCTGCAAAACTGATGGTATCTGGGATGCGATTAAGGCGTGTTGCATCCTTGCAGGTGCTAGGACTTTGAATGGGGCGTTGGTTCCGCTTGTTGGGACTGCACCTACGAATTACAACTTTGTTTCTGGCGATTACAACCGGGAGACTGGGTTGGTTGGAGATGGGAGTACGAAGTATTTGGATAGCAATCGCCTCCAATCCACTGACTCGATTACGAATGTTCATGCTTCTGTGTATCAGTCTTCAGTAAGTTCATCGATTGATAGATCTCTTTTGGGCACTGGCAGTGGTGCAGACACAAGATATATTCTCCAATCAGATAGAACTGCGATTGGAGAAATAGCAAGCATACCTGGGCTTTTTTCCTCTGCCTTTTTGGGTATTACCAGAAATAATGCATCTAGCTACACAAGAAGAAATAACGGCTCAAATCAAATAATCTCAAATACTTACACAGGAAGCAGCTTTACTTTTAGCAGTTCCGGCGTTTTTGCGAGATTTCCAGCGAGCGGTGGCAGCCTTTTTTCAAGCGCCCGCCTCGCCTTCTACTCCATCGGAGAATCCCTAGACCTTGCCAAACTTGACACCCGCGTGTCTAACCTAATCACAGCTATCGGAGGTGCAATCTGATGCCTACTACAATTCCTGGAAATCTAATTTTCCAGTCCCCCACCAATAACGATCCGCTGCTGGACCTTAACACGCAACCAAGTCTTGACTTGCAGTTTGCCGCCAGTAAAACACTGGATGATCGGGTTAGCGGTTTACCGCTGGTTGACCATCAGCGTGATGTTAGTAGCGGTAAAAGTGCTGGCACGTATGTTGGTAGTGATGGGTTGATTAAGACGAGTAAGGTTAACTTTCTGACTTACAGTGATTACTCTGTAGTCGAAACCACTACAGATGCACAGCTTGAGGGACTTGCTACTGCACCTGATGGCACTAATACTGCTCGCAGGTACAGCACTCCGTCAGCTGGGTTAGATGCTATTAACAAAGTTTACACTGCAGGCACTGCTGGCAAGGACTATACGTTCAGTGTCTGGGTTAGGTCTACGGGGACGGCTAGTGAAGTAAGGCTAATTGTGGGAGACACCCAGTCCATCGCGAATGTTCAAATCTCAACAGAATGGCAACGCTTCTCAATAACAAAAACAAACAATGCCAGCAACTTGGTCAGAGCTTATGTGCAGATGCTTAATGTAGGAGACGAGGTTGAAGTCTGGGGTGCTCAACTAGAAGAAGGCTCCACAGCAACCCCCTACATCAAAACCACCAACCTCCCGTCTGCTGCACCCCGTTTTGACCACGATCCAGTGACGGGTGAGAGTCTTGGGTTGTTGGTGGAGGAGAGTAGGACAAACCTAATCACCAGATCTACTGCTACTGGAGCAACAAACGGAGTTATTGGTTCTGGCGGAGCACTGCCATCTGGATGGTATATTGATCAAGTACAATCAGGAACTACTGTAGAAATAATTGGTAGTGGAACCGAAAAAGGATTGACCTATGTTGATATAAGATTTTCTGGAACTACTAATGCTTTGAACAGAACACTAATTAGACCAGGAAGCCCTATTCCTATCAATGGGGAAACTTATTATTTGACAGCATACTCCAAACTTGTTAGTGGCACAAATAATTTAAATTACACTAGGTTTGATACTGGTGCTTTATCACTTACTAGTGAATTTAAAAGAAATACTGGTGCTACAAGATCTGGATTTACTGGAACTTTTTTCCCTAGATTTGATATTGGATTGGATGCTATTGGTCAGTCTTATGATATTACGATTAGATTTGCTGCTCCTCAAATGGAGCTTGGTTCCTTCCCTACCTCCTACATCCCCACCACCTCTTCCGCCGTCACCCGTGCTGCTGATGTGGCAGAGATTACGGGGAGTAACTTTAGTAGCTGGTATAACCAGAGTGAAGGTAGTTTCTATTACGAAGGTACTGCTATTGATACTTCTCTTAACGGAAATAGATTTATTAGTGGAACACATCCAAGAGCATTTATTAGTGCTGGTAGTACAGAAAACAACCAAGTGGGATCTTGGGATGGAACTTATTCTGTTGGATTAACTGGTGGAGTCACTACCTGGCAAGACGGTACAAAAGCCGCAGTTGCTTGGTCTAGCCCAACTAGGTCTATTACTATAAGTGGATTAACACCCTATTCTAGTGTGTCTAATCAACATAATGTAGCAGAAACACAAATCCGAATTAACCAAAGTACTAACGGAACAAGCATCACCAACGGATATGTCAAACGCCTCACCTACTACCCCTACCGCTTACCCGACGCCACCCTACAGGAGATCACGTCATGACTTGGATTATTACTGGAGAGCAACCATTCCCTGCTGTCATTGGTGAACCCTTTGGTGGCGGATATTTTGCTGGTTATATCAGTCATACGGCTGATGGAAACCCTACACATGCTTTGATTGTTGCGCCTAGGGAGGCTGGGTATAACTCGTTAAGCAGTATAAAATATAAGCTTGTCAATACATCCACCCCTGGTGCAGTTAGTTCGTTTGATGGTGTCATCAACACCAACGCAATGATTGCCGACGATGTAAATACTGGAATCCAAAACCATCCGGCTGCTCAGTATTGCGCCAATTTAGACATCGGCGGCTTCACGGATTGGTATTTTCCCAGCCGCTATGAACTTGATATTGCATATTTTAATTTGAAGCCAAGTACGACGCCTAACAGCACCTCGTGGGGCATTAACGATTACTCTGTCCCTAAAAGAACAATTAATAACACCTTGACTTATCCAGTGCAGACTAGCGTGACAGCATTTACAACATCTTTACAAGCGTTTATTAATGAATTTCAGTGGTCGTCTACGGAGAACAATGGTGATGGATGGGCCTATTCGTTTGATACTGGTTCCCAGGTTGCCATTCCTAAAACGCTCAACTACCGCGTCCGCGCCTTCCGCCGCATAGCTCTCTAAGCCTTTGTAGTGCCTTTTTTTTAAAATCTATTGGAGAATAACAATGATTGCACTTATCCGTCCGATCCTTTTTTCCTTTCTTAACAGCGAGAAAGTAAAGCGCCTCATCGTCGATCTGCTCCGTAAACTTGCTGAGCAAACCGACAACACTGTTGACGACCAAGCTGTTGATTTCATCGAGCGTGGTCTTTTTGGTGGCTGATGGACTTAGGGCAGCCGCCGGTACTGCCGGTTCTAAGGCTCCCTAAGCCGCCTCTACTACCCCGTCCGGTATGGAGGTACCAAGAGCTGTTTTACCCTCGTACAAGCCGCTTGTAGTGCCTCCTAACGACCTTTCTAACAAATAATGGAAGCTGCTGTATCAGCTGTTGTAGCCGTTATCGCCGGTTTAACAGCAGTAACAAACCGCCTACACAACCGAATAAATCAAGTCCACTCTAGAGTAACTGATATGGATCGCCGTGTAGACGGTATTGAACTCCGCATTGCTACCAATTACGTTGATAAGGTAGAATTTAACGCTGGTTTGCAGCGTATGGAAGATCACATGGTCCGTATTGAAAACAAACTAGACCAAATCGTAA